CCTATTGGAAATATGCTGAGAAGGTCAATGGTCGTTTAGCGATGCTTGGTCTAGTAATCGGCACAGTTAACTATGTGTTATTCGGAGAAATAGCACCAGGTTTTTTTTAAAATGAAATTCAATTCACAATTTACAATTCAACAAAGGTACAAACTCATGACACCAGAAGCAGAAAGATTTAATGGTTGGGCAGCAATGCTTGGCTTCGTAGCAGCAGTAGGAGCATACGCTACAACAGGAAACATCATACCAGGTATATTCTAAATGAAAAAAGAAATTGAAAAGGAAAAGGTAGTTGCTGAGAAACTTAACGGTAGACTCGCAATGCTTGGCATCATCGCAGGATTAGGTGCTTACTTAACAACAGGTCAAATCATACCAGGTTTCGTATAATGAAAAGACATCCAGTGCCATTTAAAGTAGTGCCATACATCTTTATGTTGGCACTTGGAACAAGCACTTTTACTAGTGTTTTTGCATAAAACTTTACAAAACTAAATAATTACTGTAACATAAATTTACATGGGCGAACTTCAAGCAGTTTCAGAAATATCACCATTCACAGCCATCATATGGTGCTTATACCCAATTGGGATACTAGTTCTAGCAGAATTAGTTCTTAGAGCAAACGATGATGATGACGATGATTTTCAAGGAGGAAAGGGTGTTAGAGCAGCACAACCAGTCTATGCACCATCAGGAGCATAATGGATTTTTCTCACCCCTACTGGAAGTACGCTGAAAAAGTAAATGGTCGTTTAGCAATGATCGGAGTTTTAATCTTATGCCTCAAGTCACTTTTCTAGTAATATTAGCCTGCTACACTGCACTTAATGCAGGGCAGTATGTGATATCATGATATTCATATCAACAATAATAAATTCTCTTCCACCAGGTTCTAGGGATCTGGTGGAGTTTAGTTTTTTCTTAGCAGTAGGAGTAACTGCAGGTTCTTTAGGTCTATTGTCATGAGCTCAACTCAAATTTTACCAATGTTTTTGATGATACTATCAGGAACTATTATGATGACAACACTCTTCGTTGTGATGATGGATTCAATGGAAGCATAAGTCAATGGGATTAGTAACAAATACGTCAATGATATTAGGTGAGGTAGTATTAGCATTTGCAGTATTTCTATTCATGATGTATAATATGAGAGATTAGTATATTCTAGAATCATGCAAAAAATTGTAAACGCAATTGCTATCGCATCGGGTGCGGTATCTCTTGCTGTTGTAGGTCTAGGTGGATATGTTTTTATTCGTAAGGATGCCATCATAGATAACATCAAAAGTAAAGTGATGGAGTCAGTTCTACCTGGTGGAATTGGTGGAGCACTTGGCGGTGGTGGTCTTGGTGGAGCATTAGACATCCCAAAGTTTGATAATCCTATGGCAGCACCAGATAGTGCACCTACATCATCAGCACCAACGGGCCCTGCAATACCTTCTTCTCCTTTCTAATGGTGTAAATCAATATATACATTAGATATTATATTGATTTCATGACAGAAGAAGTAAAAAAGGAAGAGACCAAAAAGAAAGGCCCCTTCGCTAAATTAAAAGAGTTTTCACATGACAAAGAAGAGCAGATGGAAATCTTCTCAACTTTCGTGAGACTTGGAATTTTGATTTGGTCTGGAGGGATTCTAACTTTAAACTATGTGGCTATCCCAAACTTTCCACAGAAGAATATAGATCCGACATTTATCGCTTCAGTATTCACAGGAGTTTTGGCTAGCTTCGGCATTCAGACAGCAAAAAATAAAAATGCTGCAGCTGGTGGTGGAGGAGCAAACATATCTAAGAAGGATATGGAGATGCTTATAGAGAAAGCAACTCAAGCAGCACCTGCACAGACAATAAGGTTAGAGCAAGCACCAATGGTTATCGCACCTGGCCCTAGTAAGAAGGTATAACTTGATACCCTGACAAGGTGTGTATTTCTACTTAGTATGTTATAATAAATACCAATAGAACGTGGAGCAAACTATTATGTCTCACTACACTGTTGGTTATCATGATCGCTTTAATGGATTACATGAAATTTGTGAGTATGCAGATGATGCATACAATGCAATAAAGCAAGCAAGGGAAGATTTAAAGGGATTTAATTCCCCACATAAAGCAGAATACTGTATCAAAGAAGATTAAAATGAACAAGTTACCAGTTAAAACTACGACTATCCTATTTGCGGTAGTGGTATTAGCAGTAACCTATTCACCACTAGTTGCATATAGATGAAGCAATTTAATACATGGGTCTTGGATACTACAATCTATATCCTTGACTTTCTCTACAGAGGTAGAGACTTTCAGAGGTTCTGGGTTCTAGAAGTTATTGCAAGAGCACCCTACTTCTCATTTATCAGTGTGTTACATTTTCGTGAATCTCTTGGACTTCGAGGAGAGGATCACATATATCTAATGAAGGAACATTTTTATCAGGCACTCAATGAAACAGAACATCTGGAAGAAATGGAACTTAGGGAAGGAAATAAGTATTGGATCGATCGGTTCTTTGCCAAGCATCTTGTTTTATTTTATTTTTGGGTCATGGTTGGCTACTATTTTATTGATCCTATTAACGCTTATGATATCAACATGAAGATAGAAAAGCATGCATATGAAACTTACATCAAGTATCTTTCATATCATCCAGAGGATAAGAGAATCGCAGAGATAGCAGAAGATGAACTTGAACATGCTAGAGAATTACAACACGCAATGACAATGATTACATTATGACCACTAAAGCAAAAACATTATTAAAGGTAGGAATACCACTCGTGATAGTAATTCAATTGATTTCAATTACTTTTTTATTAGGAAAGATAAGTAGAGATAAAGCATTCTCATGTAAAACTGCCAGAGAGTATTTGGTATGCAGACAAATAGAACTACCATGACAAAGACAGCATCCTACCACATTTATATTGAGGACAAATGCCTCTTTAAAAATCTAAATGAAGAGGAGTTTAATTTAATCTGGGATAAGATATACAGATCCTATTGGAAAGAGGAATTAACATACTCCGTTTGTTTTGGAGACCACATATCTGATTTAGAGCCATCTTTTTAATCAATATATAGTATATACTTATTACATATATTAGTTTATGTTATCTACAAAATATCGTCTGAGATTGGAATCAATCTGTAAGGACATTGCTTCTGGAACTGAAGTGACCCTAGAAGATATGATATGGGCAAATAAACTTGCAAAGGCTAATACAAGTGCAAGAGGTATGATGAGTCAAGCAAGAAGACTCGCAACAGATGAGGATGGTTCTTGTTTAAAGTATTTGGATATCGGTGATCCAAATTCAAAGAAAAATGGTTTTAATGGTGCGGATGATATAGCAGACTGGTTTAAAAATGATAGATCGGATGATTGGAGGCAAAGAGACTAATGAACGGAAGACTAGACAAGGTTGCAATGACTAACAAACTCATGCAACTTAAAAGAGAAATACATTATAAGTGTGAGATAGGAGAAAAGAATGAAGGGTATTGTAGAGGAGCAAATGATTATCTGAATAGAACTTTTGATGTATTAGACGAATACTGGCAGTGACTGTAGTTCATAGTGTTAACATTATGATACTTATATTGTTGATTTCTGTGTCAGTTGTGATATACTACATATTAAGATACGATCATTACTTTCCTAATGACTAGAGAGTACGCAAAAAATAGAGAGGAATACTTTCGAGAGTTTCATAGTGTCGTTGCACCAGTAGTGGTGATAGATGGATATGACTATGAAAGAAAGTATGATGACGAGCCTAGTTATTGTTTGCACCCAGATGAATAAGTTAGTATTAATAATACCGTTGTTCTTTATAACAATGTGTGGGGAAGCACCAGTAACACCACCAGCACAAGCTTGTAGTCCAAGATTGGATGGTGAACCTACTTTTTGTCCACCATTAGATGAAGATTTTCCACCAAAACCAAAACCACTTATACCAAAACAACAACCAAAGGGTGAGATAGATGTATGGAATCCATATCACTTGATGAATTTACAGATGATGTTTGAAAGGAATAAAAGGAGAGAAGATATTGAGAGGAGCGCAACAAAACCTTCTGATGCTATAAATAGTGCACTAGATAATTTTTGGGAGGTTCAAGATGGGAGCAATGATTCCACCGAGCAGGAAAAGCTGCTATAACTTTAGAGTCACGGAGATAAATCGTGTTGTTGACGGGGATA